GGCATATAGCGGTAACGAATCCAACGGCATTGTAGTACAATGTTGCCTCAGCAGGTAAGGAGTGAGTGAGAGATCCTTTGCGTATAGTGTATAAACAAAACACCTGTTTCCATAAAGTCTTGGCTGTGCGATACTCTAACATCAAGAATGACGGAACCCTTAAAACAGGTTCCGTCTGACTGAAACAAAGTGACTCTACATCAAGTAACAATAACGTTATTCATTATTGTTTATATATAATATCACTTTTAGTTTGAGCGATAGCAACAACGAATCACGCAAGTGATGAGTAAGACAAACGTAGTTTGGCTTGATAAGACAAAACAATTCATCTTAAAGATGATGTAAATTAGAAGGTATAAATACATTACTATGTTAATAGAATATTACACAACACTTCAACAAGACGATGTTCTCTTTGAATGGATGAAAAATAAGGATGTCAAATGGACAAATGCATTTAATCCAGAAGATGATTACTTTGTATTAGAAACTGATGATGAACGAGTACCTACTATTATGACATTAATGGGTATGCATATATACTGTATTAGTGTTGCTCAAGGTGATCGTATACGTTCAGTAGAAGCAGATTTATAATGAAAAAAGAACCAAACAAAACAGGTCCAAAGCCCAAAGAACTAGTAGAAGGTACAGTTCTAGGACTTCCAATTGGACGTGACAAAACAGTAGTACCACCTGATATGGTACAAGAACTTGCAAGCCTAGGTTGTAAAGACAATGAGATTGCTAACTTCTTTGGAGTCAAGGAAGACACACTACGCTATAATTTTGCGGATTATCTTACAAAAGGGCGTGAAGAGTTGAAAATTACACTACGAAGAGCAATGTTAAAAAACGCTTGTTCAAATATGAATGCGGCTGTTCAAATATTCCTAGCCAAGAACATATTAGGTATGAGCGATGTAAACACAGCAAGCGAAAGCAATGCTCCTTTACCGTGGGTTGAAACTGAAGAAGATTTAGAAATAAAAGAGGAAACACAAAATGAAGAGAATTGATGGAACTGAATTATGGACAGATGGCGTTATCAAATACAAGAAAAATGAACAAGGTAACCTTGCTGTGTACAATGAAGAAACAATTGTAGAATCAGGTGAAGTAGAACTAAAGCCAGCACCACAAGAAGTACGTGTAGATATTAAGTTTGACGACGAGTAAAACTCACTGTGATATTTTTTAAAGGCATAGGATTTGGCTTTGGTGCATACATAGGCTTTGCGTTAGCAATGTATCTATTTGTATGACGTGGCAATACAACGGCAAACTATTCAAACAAGCCCCAGATGAATGTGAAGGCTTTGTTTACCTTATACACAATCCTAGTACACATCGTTATTATATAGGTCAGAAACGCTTTTGGACTGTGCGTAAATTACCTCCTCTTAAAGGCAAAACTAACAAACGTCACAAGCGTGTAGAAACTAAGTGGCAAGACTATTGGGGAAGTTCAGAAGCACTACTGTCAGACTTAGAACTGTTAGGACACAACAAGTTTACTAGGACCATAGTTAAACTGTGCGCTACCAAAGGTGATCTAAACTATTACGAAACTAAGCTACAATTCAAGTATGATGTATTGCGTGATACACGTAGTTATAATGGCATAATCAATTGTAAAATACACCGCAGCCACTTGTCTAAAATATAACCTCTTTGGTTGACATTTGATAAATACTATTGTATAATAAATGTATAATTTAAACCAGGAGAATTATAAATGGCAACTACTAGAAAACAATACCAAGACGATGCGCTAATGATATTTCGCAAAGTCTCAGAAACACTAAACTCACAAATACGTGAACACGGTAAGTTACAAAAGAATAATCGTGTAGTATGGGATATGTTACATCAAATGGACAATGATATTTGGCAAGCCTATATTGATGCAATTAAAATCTTAGACAAGGAATTTGGACACATAGTAAATATGGGTGACATTGCAACAGTTCTTGAAGTACAAGTAGCACTTGACAAGTATGGACACCTAAGCCAAAGTGGCAACATACTAACACCTTTTAAAACACGCAAAGCACCACACAACTACAAAGGCAAGGCTTGGAAGTTAGCTAACCAAGGTAGAGAAATTTGGAACCGTGCAATGGAGATAGACTTGCCTAATGATGATTCAAGTAAAGCAACTCCAGCAGACAATATATTGGATTTTGGATGATGACATATAAAACAAAGTATCTACCGCAGGTTGTTTATAAAGATAGACCTAGATGGATGAATGGATGTAAACCAAAACCTGAGAACTGGGATACTGAAGAACGTATCATTGAACGTGACATATATTATGCACTACTAAAACATCGTGCGCAAGCCAAGTTTAGAAATCAAGAACACACACTTACAGAATCAGAATGGCGTGACTTATGGACAGTTGATCGTTGGTTATGCAGAGGACGTTGTAAAACTGACCTTTGTCTAATGCTAGTAGATCGTGAAGGCGGTTGGCACAAAGATAATGTTGCTATAGTAGAACGCCGTGTTTATTTAGAACGTGCAGGTGAATATAGGAACAACAACAATGATGGATCCTAACTTTGATCCATTGTCAGTATTGGATGAATTAGCACACGAAGTAGTTAGATTAAACAAGCGCCAACTTGAATTAGAACGTTTCTTTCAAGAGCTTGCTAATCAACATTCTAATATTGCACAACACGTTGGCGGTCAGAGTCAAGAGATTACAGAAATCTATAATGAATTAGGAAGAATATTAAGTGAAACTAAGCAAAGCACAGACGCAGATAGCTAAAAATAAAAAGCGTTTTAAAGTTGCTATATGCGGAAGACGCTTTGGCAAAACATATCTTGCTATACGTGAGATGTGTTATCGTGCCCGTGAACCTCAGCAGAATGTTTGGTATATTACTTCAAGTTATCGTGCTGCCAAAATGATTGTATGGAAACCACTAAAGCATAAACTAATGGACCTACGTTGGGTTGCTAAGGTTAATGAAAGTGAACTAAGCATTGAACTCAAGAATGGAAGTACTATAAGTTTAAAAGGTGCAGACAACTATGACAGTTTGCGTGGTAGCTCAATCTCATATGTAGTATTAGATGAAGTTTCAGAGATTCCGCCTAATGCTTGGACAGAAGTAATACGTCCAGCACTTGCAGATCAACAAGGTGGTGCATTGTTTATTGGTACGCCCAAAGGCAAAGGCAATTGGAGTTACGACTTGTACAATATGCAAGAAGCACAACCAGAAGTTTGGAGTTCATATCAATTTACAACACTAGATGGCGAGCGTGTTAGTGAAGAAGAAATAGAACAAGCTCGTGCAGATATGAGTGAACGTCAATTTAGACAAGAGTTTCTTGCTACGTTTGAAAGTTATGAAGGAAAGATTAGTACTTTTGATCGTGACGTAAATGTAGTTGAATTAGAAAATCCTGACACTAAACAGTTAATGGTAGGTTGTGACTTTAACGTAAATCCAATTACAGCAACTATAGGTGTACGCTCAGGTAATGACTTGTACATAATTGATGAAATACTTATGCACAACTCAAACACACAAGAACTTGCTGACGAAATTCGTAACAGATACCCTACCAGTCAAATAGTATGCTTCCCAGACCCAGCAGGAAGCGCAAGAAAAACAAGTGCTAATGGACATACAGACCATACAATACTTGAAAATGCTGGATTTACAGTAAAAGCACCACGCAGACACGACCCAGTTCGTGACAGAATCAACGCAACCAACGCACGTTTATGTGATGCAAACAAGGAAAGACACCTCTTTATTAGTCCAACAGCTAAATACACTATAGAGAGCTTGGAAAAGTATACATACAAAGAAGGAACACAAGTTCCTGACAAGGACAGCGGGTATGATCATATATTTGATGCCCTAAGTTATTGTATTGCATACTTGTTCCCTGTTAAAAAACGTATACAACCGCAACAGCCTCAGCGTTGGGGGGCCAAAATATATTAGGACGAACCAATGGATCAAATTCAAACATTAAGTAATGCAGTACAGCAGGCTATTGCTGGCAATGAAACATATAACACTTACCAACCTATATGGGAATACTATTTAGAGAGTTATGTAGGTGGAGAAGAATACCGTAGAGCAGGACATCTAGTTAGATATCAGCTTGAGTCTGAGCGTGAGTATAATGCACGCCTTTACCAAACACCTTTAGATAACCACTGTTCAAGTGTAGTAAGTGTTTACAATTCATTTTTGTTTAGAGAATCACCTAAGCGAGAGTATGGACCAATGGAAGGACTTAGTGAAGTCAAAGAATTCCTTAAGGATGCTGACTATGACGGCAGAAGCCTAACAGCATTTATGAAAGACGTTGCTACTTGGGCAAGTGTATTTGGACACTGTTATGTAATGGTTACCAAAGCTAACGTTGGTGCTACTACTAGAGCTGAAGAGCAAGCAATGGGTGTACGCCCGTATGTAAGTTACCTTACTCCGCTTGTTGTGTTAGATTGGCAATACTCTAGAAGTGTTACTGGGCGTTATGAACTTTCATATTTTAAATATCTTGAAGAAGTCAATGGACAAATTCAAACTGTTAAAGAATGGACACAAGATACTATTGTAACACGCACAGTTGACGTTGAAAACGACAGCATACTAGAAGAATTTGAAGAAGTTAATCAATTAGGTATGATTCCAGCTGTGTGCGTGTATAACCAAAAAGGTATTCAGCGTGGCATTGGTGTTAGTGACATTGCAGACATTTCAGACTTGCAAAAGTATATCTACAATGGTACAAGTGAAATTATGCAATCAATTCAAATGGATACACATCCAAGTATTGTTGCTACACCTGACACAAACATTGGTACTGGCAGTGGTGCGTTAATTCACGTTCCAGACAATATGGATCCAGGACTTAAACCATACCTATTAGAATTTACAGGCGCAGGTGTTGATAAAATCCTTAGTGCAATTAAACAAAAAGAAGAAGCAATTGATAAGATTGCAAACACTGGTGCTGTGCGAGCAACAGAAAGCCGTACAATGAGTGGCGTTGCTATGGAAACAGAATTCCAATTGCTTAATGCTAAACTAGCAGAGAAAGCAGACAACCTAGAACTTGCAGAAGAACAAGTGTGGCGTTTGTTTGCAAGCTATTTAGGTCTAACGTGGCAAGGCGACATTGATTATCCAGGTAGCTTTAACATTAAAGATACAGGCAGTGAAATACAACAATTAAAAACAGCAAAAGAAACAGCAACTAACCCAATGGTGTTAGAAGAAATTGATGCAAAGATTTTAGAATGGTTAGGTGTTGACGAATATGAAATGGTTCCAACAGAACAAACGTTTGAAGTTCATACAATGTATGGCCCAAACGGAGAAACACGAGTAGTTACTTCTGAACAGGAACATATGGACCTGGTAGCTCAGGGTTGGACACACGAAGGGGAATAGTATGGCACAACGCATTGACGGAGTAGATCCGTTACAAGATATAAGTTTAGAAATTGCAAGAGGCAGAGTTACAGATGTTTCTTCAATTAATAAGTTTGGTTACAATTCGCAACTAGGCGGATCTTGGGAAACTATATGGGACGGTAACAACGAATACACCTATATTGCAACAGCAGATGTAGCACAAGCAACTAGTAATGCGTTAGCATCAGCAGACGACGGTGCTACAGTTTTAGTAAGTGGTTTAGATGCAAACTATAATGAAGTTGAAGAAACACTTACAGTAGGCGGTGTTGCAGGCACTGTAGAATTTTATAGAATTTTTAGAGCCATATTGCAAAGTCATCCTACAGGCGACACTAACATTGGTGACATTACAGTTACTTGTGATTCAAAGTCAGCCGCAATTATTAAAGAAGGTTATGGTCAAACACTGATGGCATTGTATACTGTACCAGCGGGCAAGGCAGCATATATTTTACAATTAGACTGTGGCTCAGCCAAAGATTTAGAACATCAAATTAGATTAGTAACTAAACACAATGGCGGCGTCTGGAATACTAAAGTTTTCTTTACACAGCGTGGCGGATTTAATGATATCCAATTTAAAATTCCTTTAAAAGTACCTGCAGAAAGCGACATTGAAATTCGTGCTTTAGCAAGTGCAACTTCAGCTGTAAGCGCAGGTTTTGAAGTAATAATAGTGGATCAATAGTTTTGGATTGGTTATCTGTTATTAGTAGTTTGTGGCCAATTGCTGTAGGATTTACAGCACTTATATTTTGGTTGGCTAAAAGTTACGCAGATATAGAAGTACTCAAAGACAAAGTTAAAGTGTTGTTTGAGTTACACAATGAGAGGGACAAATAATTATGGCTAAAATGAAAAAGAAAAAAGAAAAGAAAAAAGGCGGCAAACGTGGCGGCAAACGTGGCGGACGTAGAGGTTAATTGGGAAACATACTTTCAAAACATTAAGAAAGTGTGTCCTTGGAGTTATAGTGCTTGGCAAAACGGTGAGATTCACATTACAACTTGGCAGAGCAATATTATAGATTTAGGCTCATTATATAAAGCTAGGCTATACACTACAAGGAAACACAATCCAAGACAACTTAAGAAGATGACTGATAGATTTAACGTAGAGAGAGATCACGAAGAATGGTTATACAGTCATCCAAAATTTGGAATAAACTCTACTGAAGTTGCTGTGTTTATACAACAAGATAGACGCGGCTTACAAGAAGCAAGGAACAAATATTATGGCAACATATAGAGGCAGTACTTGTAAAGGCGCCTGCGATGGGCATCGTGCAGGAGCACGTTATGCTAGAATTGGCGGACGTACTTTAACACGTTCTAGTAGTAGTTTTAATAAAGGTATGCGTATAACGCAACGCCAACTTAAAGCTAAAGGAAAACGCACACGTATGAGCATTACAAAACGTAGTAAATAGCCTAAAATTATCAATTGACTAAATATAAGCATAAATACAATGAGGCAAGTAATTGTCACATTAATAAAATTTACTCTAAAAGGAGGCGAGGTTAACAATGGACCATACAGAAACATTGGCAGAGAATACAGCAACTGACGCTGTCAATACAAACGAAAGTCAGGCTAACGAAGTAAAAACTTTTACCCAAGAAGAAGTAGACAATATGATGGCACGAATGCGTGGCAGTATAGAACGTAAACTTTTAAAACCTTACGAGGAATTGGGCTCACCAGATGAGTTAAAAAATCTTAGAGAAGCTGAAGAACAGCGTCAAAGAGATGAACAAATCAAGCGTGGGGAGTTTGAAAAGACTCTACAAGATTTAGCTTCAAAAAAGGATGATGAAATCAAGAAAAGAGATGCAATCATTGAAGATTATAAAGTTAACACTCCGTTGTTAAATTCAGCGGCAAAGTTTAAGAGTGTAAATCCAGAACAGGTGCAAGCCTTATTAAGGAAACAGGTTCGTTTAGGTGAGTCTGGCGAAGCAGAAGTGCTTGACAGCAGTGGTGCTGTTAGATATGATGATTCAGGTTCGCCCTACAGAGTAGAAGCGTTAGTTGAAGAATTTCTAACTACAAATCCGCACTTTGTTGCTGCCGCACCTAGCACAACTAACACTATGAACAGTGTACAAAACAGTAAGTCTTCAGGAGAAGTAGATCTAAAAAGTCTTGATTTAACTAATCCTCAACATAGACAATTATATAAAGAGGCCCGTCAAAAAGGTCTCATCTAATGCCAATTTTTAGAGGAGAATTAAAATGGCTTTTAACACAGCATATGACCTAGAAAGTCTTGTAGTCAACACAAAGGCGGCTACAGTATACACAGCTCACGAGAACTCTTTGTTCTTAGGTGGCGCACTTATCCCAATGGTAAACTTACCAGCGGGTTCAATCACAGCACAGATTCCAGTAATGGGTTCAGTAACAGCTGAAAAACTAACTTCAGCTGATCCAGATGCGCTTGACGATTTCACAGCATTAACTGTTACAGACACTAAAGTAACAATTGAAGCTGACGTTTATGCCGCACGTCACGTAATGCGTGACTTAGGTGGAATTGACCCACAAGAAACTGGTCGTGTACTTGGTAACGCAATCCAAGCTAAATTTGATGCAGACGTAATTGCAGCAATGAACGGCTTAACAGCTAGTACTTCAGATTCAGACCCAATGACTGTTGATGCTATCTTTGACGCTGTTGCACAAATTCGTGGCAACGGTGAAACTGGTGGATTGTTTGGTATCGTTTCTCCAGCAGAAGCAGCTAACCTAATGAAAGACATTGGTAGTACTTCTTACGCTGGTGGTGACTTCCAAACTGAAGCATTACGCAACGGTTTTGTTGGTACAGTTGGTGGCGTGAGAATGTTCCAAAGTTCTTACATCTCAGGTGCAAACAAAGGATTTATCTTTGGACAAGATTGCTTACGCATTGCAATGTTCAAAAACGTTGACTTAGAAGTTGCACGTAGAGCTGAAGCTGTTGGTAACGACATTGTAGCTAACCTACACGCAGGCGTTGGCGTCATTGATGCGAACCGCGGTGTTAAATTAGTTAACGTATAAGGAAATTAGATTATGGCTTTTATTGTAGACAACGGCTCAGTTATTAGTTTTGCAGAATATGACGATTTGCTCTTACGAGATAGCAGAGTCATTGAAAACAATGAAAGCCTAACTGATGACATTATTGAACAACAGCTTGTTCGTGCTACTGAGCGTATTCTAACTAAACTTAGATTAACGCAATGGTGGGGCGATTACTATATGAGAAACTCAAGCGACTCAATTAGAACAAGAGCTGACATACCTGCACTTGATGCAGACAGAATCAAAGATAGAACTAACGATTTTACTGATCTTTGTGTTTATACAGCATTGGCAGAGTTTATACTTCCAAAAGTAGCAGACTTTGGCAATGATGATGATGCAGAGAGAGCTAAGATGGGTTATTACCAAAACAAAGCAGAAAGTTTACTAGCTGAGTTAGTAACTGTGGGTGATTGGTATGACTTTGATAATGATGACACTATATCCAGTCTTGAAAAAGAACCTGGTAGAATTAATTTAAAGAGAATCAGATGAGAACTCAAGTACTTGATTATTTAAAGACACAAAACCTTGGTAGTCTTAGCGTCACTAACGACTTACCATTTGATGATAGCGGTGTACCTTTGTATACTAAAAACGTCAAAAAGGCTTATGTTAATACTACTCAAGTAACTTCAGAACCCATAATTCAAACTTTAAATGGTGTTAATATTAATAATGAAAACTCATCAGTTGCAATCTATTTTGCACTTGATGCAAAGACCTTGATTACTAACTACGACACTGTAGTGAACACAATAAAAACAGTAAAAGATAGTGTTAACATAGACGGAGTTCACACTCGCTCAGCGGAAGTGACAACTGAATATATTAATGATTTATTGATTACTGAAATTATAATTACGTTAACGAAAATAGCATAGGAGAACTAATATGGCGTATATCTACCCAGCACCAGGCGTTGCAGGCGTTCAATCAACACTAGGGATTAGTGTTGCGGCGAATAGTGCTGTCACACCTGAACTAAACGTTCCTGCATTGCAGGATGTAACAGTTAATGCTTCTAACGATGTCTTTACTTGGACACAGTTGGATCAAGCATCAAAACTACAAATTGCTACAACAGCAACCAACTCATTGTCAATGAATATTGTTCTAGATCAGACAGCATTCTTTGGTGATAGTGGCGAAGTAGCAGGCGAAGCTGATTTCAAAGGAATCTGGAACTTGTCAGGCGACAAAGACCTAGTAGACTTTGAAGTTTACCTAGGAGACACCTCAGGTGGAGACACTGGTAAAACAATCAGCGGACAGGGATACATTACTGGCCTTGCACCTACCGTATCTGCTGATAGTCCTGTTTGGATTTCACCAATTACAATTACTGTAACTGGTGACTACACAGTAGCATAACCTAACGCAAAGCGTGAGGGCGGCAGGGGATCCTGTCAGGAGAAGGGGGCTTTTTAGTCCCCTTCTTTCTCTTAAGGACTAAATACATAGAAGGAAAGATTAATGGATGTTATAGATAGACAGACTGATGAACAGTTGCTTCGTAGTTTATTAGCAGAGGTTGCTAAAGCAAACAATGAAATAAACTGTGCAACAAATGATATAAAGAAAGCAAGAAGCAGACTTAGCTTCTTAATTGTAATGATTAACAAACTGATTGATAGACAAGGAGATTAACAGATGAAACTTTCACAATTGGCAAGCAAGCCACAACTAATTAAAATAACAATTGACGAAGAAGCCATCGTAGAAAAGTACGGTGAGGCTGTAGAGTTTTGGATATACGACCGTTATGATATGGACGTCTATATGCAATTACTAAACACAGAAGAGTCAGATATTAAAAAATTAACTGATGTAGTAAAAGATATGCTGTTTGATGAAGACGCTAATAAAATTATTACTGATGGAGAAGTGTTACCAGCAGACATTTTAATTAAAGTTATTGAGAAAACGGTAAGTCACTTGGGAAACGGAATGACCCAGACTTCAGAGAAATAACGCCTGAATTAAATGTTTGTTTGACATTAGACTTAATAGGTAAAAGATACAGTAAATTACCAAGCGAAGTACTAAAGTCTGGGAGTAGCATAGACGTACAAATTGCTAATATTGGTATTAGGTATGAAGCATACTTAACTAAGAAAGCACAAAACAACGGAGAAGAACCCGTACCAGAACTAACAGAAAGTCAAATGTTAGAAATGGTAGAGAGGGTAAAAAATAAAGATGTTAAAACGACAAACAAATAACATTGGAAGACATTCTAGAGCAACACGCCGCAGACTTGCCCGTGTTCCTAGACAAGCCTACAATGAATTTGTTAGGATAACACCTAAGCGTAGTGGTAACGCAAAACGCAATACTAACTTTAGCAACGATAGTATACGCGGTGATTACGATTATGTAAACAGATTAAACGACGGATATAGTAAAAAAGCACCTGACGGTATGACTGATCCAGTCATAAGTTATATTCGTAAGTTGATATTCAAATAAAGAGGGCAAACGATGGCTACAATTAGAGATAGATATGTATTAGATATTGATACCAAAGGAGCTACAGGCGGACTTGCAGGAATACAAGGAAGTCTTGGTAAAATTGGTGCATTTGCTGGATTTGCGGCTTTAGCGGCAGGTTTAGGTAAATTAGCAGGAGCCGCAATAGATGCTTCATCACGCTTAGAACCAATTATAAACCAATTGCGTTTAATTACAGACGGGCAAGAACAATTAGATGCAACACTTGTAACACTAAGACAAAATGCAATTGCAACACGTACTAGTTTTGAAGAATATGCAAACGTTTATGGTAAACTTGCACTAGCAACACAAAGTTTAAATGTAAGTCAACAAGATCTAATTTCTGTTACTAATAACTTTTCAAAAGCACTTGCTATTTCAGGTGCTGATACAAATACAGCCGCGGGTGCTATTCGCCAATTTGGACAAGCAATGGCAAGTGGTACTGTACGTGGTGATGAATTTAACTCAATTGTTGAAGCAATAGGTCCTGCACTTAATGTTATGAGTCGTGAGACTGGTATTTCTGTAGGTAAACTACGTGAAATGTCTCAAGCAGGTGACTTAACAGCTGAAGCATTCTTTAATATGTTAAAGAATTCACAGGCTTTAAATAATGCGTTTAATGCAACTAATGCAACAACTGATCAATTAAAAGTACAACTAAGTGATGCATTTGATGAAGTTCTTAGAGACGTTGATCAAGCAATAGGTCTTACTGAGAACTACAGAGGATTATTGATTGGCTTAACAGACATACTTAGAGATTTAGCTGGAACAAGTCCTAACCTATCTGAATTAGTTGACACTGAACAGTTTACGGCGGCACTTGCAAATATTGAAAGACAAATTGCAAGTAATGAACAAGCTCTAGGTAGAATGCTTAATCTTCCGTTCAACAATTCTTATGAAGAACTAGAAGAAAATATTAATGCATTAAAGGCACAAAAAGCTGAACTTGAAGAATTAATTAAAGTACAAAAAGAAGAAGCAGAAGCAACTAATGAAGCAATAAAAGCTAAAGAAGAACAACGTAGAGCATTAGAAGCAACACTAGCACCCTTCCAAAAGTTTATTGACGCCGCAAAGAAGTTTGTTGATACTGATTACCGTGGTGAATTAGAAAAAGCCAATCAGCGTGTAATTGATGCAGAAATAGTAATACAACAGTTGAGACTTGCGTTTGAAGTAACAAATGGCAAGGTTGAAAACTTTAACGATTTGTTACGTGCCGCACAAAGTGAATTAGGAGCCGCACAAAATGAAGTTAAGTCACTAACAGATGCGGCAGCAGAACTTGGTAGAGAAGGTACATTCCAAAAATTCTTTGAAGACTTAATTACAAGCTCACAAAAAAGTAGCCAAGAAGTTGAATTTGCTGTACGAGCACAAACAAGACTTAAAGAAGAATTACAAGCAGGGCGTATAAGTGTAGACGAATATGCATTTGCACTTGAAGGGTTAAAAAGCGTACTTGGTGATTACAGTGGTGCGGCAAAAGATGCCGCAGAAGATACAAAGCGTATTTTAGAACAAAGCCGTGCAATTATTGACGGTCTAAATGAGTCAACGTCAGACGCACAGTTTGAATTTGATTCATTAAATATGTCTCCGTTGAAAAAAGATATTGCTGAAATTAAACGTGACATTAACAGAGATCTAACACAAGAAATTAAACGCTTACAAGCGGCAATGACTCCAGAGAACGCCGCACAAATAAAATCACAAATAGAATTAGTAAAACAAGCAAGTGCAGAAGCAATTAGAACTCAAACTGAATTAGCTGAAAGAACATTTGAAACACAGCGTAGTTTTCAATATGGTTGGAGCGAAGCATTTAAATCATACGAAGATGACGCAACAAATGCAGCCAAAAACGCAGAACGTATCTTTGACAAAACTACCAAAGGTATGGAAGATATGATTGTTACCTTTGCCAAAACAGGTAAGTTTGAATTTAAGAGCTTTGTAGCAAGTATACTAGAAGATTTGCTTAGAGCACAGATACAACAATCAATATCAAATATATTTAAAATACCAACAGGTGGCGGCACAGCAGGTGGAGGCTTAGGTGATATATTTGGAGGCTTCTTTGCTAACGGTGGCTTTTTACCAGGTGGTAAATTAGGTATTGTAGGCGAAGCAGGTCCAGAACTAATTAGCGGCCCTGCACAAATTA